ACATAACGGAATTTTATATCGATTCTAATAGCGAACTTAGTTCCAATTTTATTGGTTCTTTTGGCGCATCAATTTCTGGTGGTATTTTGACATTAAATTATACCAATACTTCAAGTAATGATGTAATTATCAGAAGTAAGAATATTGGTTTCAATACCACTGCATCAGGTATTGGAACATATAGATTCAAAAAAACAGGTCAGTTAGATGGTTATGAGAGAACTGTAAACTATATTGCAAATTACTCCAACGTATCATCTGCATCTACAGTTATATCTTTAAACACGACTGAATTTACATCAGTTAAATCTACTGTAAGAGTAAGTATTGGTAATACCAGTGCCTTACATCAAGTTATGATGATTGTTAATGGTACAGAGACTTATACAGTTCAATACCCATCTTTATCAATTGGAAGTACTTCTGGTATTGGTAGTTTTGGTGGAAGTATATCTGGATCTACTGCAAGTTTAATCTTCTATCCAGACACTTCACTTTCTGGTACGTTTGAAATTCTTTCTTTCAATGAAAAATTTTACACGTATCTCGACAAAATTAATCAACCATCAGATTTGGAATATGCAAACATTATCGAAAGTATTCATACCGCAAATTATTACTCTGTCAATAGTGAAAATATAAACAGATTGGATTTTGAGTTAACATATCAAGGTTATCCAATTTTTATGAAGGAATTTGACCCAACGGATAGTAGCATATTAAATCTATCTACTGGCGAATTTACAATTCCAAATCATTTCTTCAGCACTGGAGAAAGATTAATTTATACACCAAAAACAACTTTCTTGGGTGTCGGTCAAACTTCTGTTGGTATTGGTTCAACATTAAATTCTGCAGGGATTGTGACTAATCGTTTACCAAGTGATGTATATGTTTATAAAATTAATAATGATAAGTTTAAGATATCTACAAGAAAAGACTATGCTCTTGCAGGAATATATGTGACTTTTACCTCTGTTGGAGAGGGTAACGCTCACCAACTCGAAATGTATAAGAAAAATGAAAAATCTATAATTTCTATCGATAATATCATTCAATATCCAATTGCATATTCATTAATCACACATACATTAGATAATTATTCTTCAATTGGTTTTACAACATCAACATTTGCTTTAAGTGGTATTTCTTCAATAGCGGTAGAAGATCTACTAAAAGTTGATGATGAATATATGAAAGTGAATAATGTTGGTTTTGGGACAACAGTTTTTGGACCAATATCATTTACTGGTTCAGTACCATTGGTTGAAGTGGAAAGAGGATTTGTTGGGTCATCCGCAACTTCACATAATAATTTATCAACAGCAAACGTCTATAGAGGTTCATATAATATTGTTGGAAATAAAATTTTCTTCACTGCTCCCCCAACAGGAAGCAATATGGATCAAATTGGTCCTGATATTGATAATCTTCCTGAGGCAAGATCTTCATTTAATGGTAGAGTTTTTCTAAGAAAAGATTATAGTTCTAATCAAGTCTATGATAACATTTCTGAAAAGTTTACCGGAATTGATCAAAGTTATACCCTTTCTTCACAAGGAATTAACACAGTTGGTTTAGGAACTAGTGGAGGAAGCGGCATTGTTCTTATTAATGGTATCTTCCAAACACCAACTACTCAAAATAATCTAAACAATAACTTTAGAATTCTAGAAAATACTACTGTTGGTGTAAGTAGTATAGTATTTTCTGGTATTACGTCATCTAATGGTTCAATTATTATTTCACAGAATGATGTGAATCTAAATCAACTCCCAAGAGGCGGATTGATTGTATCTTTAGGTTCTACTTCTGGTCTAGGATATGCTCCTTTAGTTGGTTCTTCCGTAACAGCGATTATTGGTGCAGGTGGTTCTATTACATCTATTGGAATTGGAACTACTGGAAATTGGGGTTCTGGATATAGAAATCCAGTTTCAATTGCAATAACAGAATCTGGTCATACTGGCGCTGCAGCAACTATTTCTGCAACTGTCGGTGCAGGAGGAACTTTGGCATTTACTGTTACTGGTGGAGGATCTGGTTATACAAATCCAACTATTATCATACCATCCCCAAATTATGAAAATCTATCCGTTACTGGCGTTTCAAGACTTGGAATTGGTTCAACATCAAGTACTGGTGTTGGGTTATTACTAAATGTTGAAGTTGGCGAAAGTAATCAAGAGCAATTAGAACCCATTAATTGGACTTTAAGAAGTTCTCCATATAATTCGGGTACGTTTGGCATTGATATTGGAAATACTAATTTAGTATCATATGGAAATGGAATTTATATTGCGGCGGGTGAGATATATGACTCAAATTTACCTTTTTATGATTCATACATTACTACATCAACCGATGCAATTGCTTGGACTTTAAGAACTTCCGGTTTTGGTGCTAATACTATTAATGCACTCACCTTTGCAAACAATACTTATGTTGCTGGTGGTGTTAGTGGAATCTTAAATACCTCAACAGATGCAATTACTTGGGAATTAAGAACTTCTAGCATTGGTGGTTCTACTGTTTTTGCCATTACTTATGCAAACAATGTCTATGTTGCTGGTGGTGTTAGTGGAATCTTAAATACCTCAACAGATGCAATTACTTGGGAATTAAGAACTTCTAGCATTGGTGGTTCTACTGTTTTTGCCATTACTTATGCAAACAATGTCTATGTTGCTGGTGGTGCTAGTGGAATCTTAAATACCTCAACAGATGCAATTAGTTGGACTAGAAGAACTTCTGGTTTTGGTAATAGTTTCATTTATGCACTTACTTTCGCAAACAATACTTATGTTGCTGGTGGGTTTGTGTCTGGTGGTAGTGGAATCTTAGGCACATCAACAGATTCTATTAATTGGACCTTAAGAACTACTAGTTTTGGCAATAACAACCCCATTTATGCACTTACTTTTGGCAACAATGTCTATGTTGCTGGTGGTTATGGTTGAATCTTAAATACCTCAACAGATACAATCACATGGATCCCAACACCTTCTGGTTTTGATACTGATAGTATTAAAACTCTCGCATTTGGAAACAATAGTTATGTTGCTGGTGGTAATAATGGAAAAATAGGCACTTCAGTTGATGGAATTAATTGGATAATGCGAAATTCAAATACACAAGGTTATGAATTTGATAGTTTTATCTACACTGACAATATCAATTCAATAATTTATGATGATGACAATTCAGTTTTTCTTGCTGCTGGTGGAGCAGTGGTGCCGGCGGGGATAACTATTAACAATTATCTATCAGTTTCCGATATCAATTCTTTAAGTTCTTTGTTTGTAGTTAAATCTTTCAAGATTACTAGACCTGGATATGGATTTAAAAAAGGTGATGTATTTAAACCAGTTGGTCTAGTAACTGCTTATGGTCTAGCAAGCCCAGTTTCTCAGTTTGAATTGACGGTTTTAGAAACCTTTACAGATTCATTTGGATCTTGGCAATTTGGTGAACTAGATTATATTGATTCAGTTCAAAATTATCAAGATGGATCTAGAACTAGATTCCCACTTTATTATAATTCTCAACTATTAAGTTTTGAAAGAAGTAGTAGTGATTCAGATTCTCAGTTGATTGACTTCGATTCTTTATTAATAATTTTTATTAATGGTATTTTACAAGAACCAAAAGTTGCATATCAATTTGAAGGTGGAACATCATTTACATTTACTCAGGCTCCAAAACCAGAAGATCAAGTTTCAATTTTCTTCTATAAAGGTAGTTCTTCAGATAGTACTTCTGTTGATGTGTTTGAATCTTTAAAAATAGGAGACAACCTACAAGTTTATAGTAACAATGCTTTACTTGACATTACTACAACACAAAATATAAGAACAATTTCGGATATTCCTTCTTCCGACAAAGTTCAAACAAATCTATACACATTAGATGGTATTGATATCACATATGAAAAGCCTGTAAGTTGGACAAAACAAAAAACAGATCAAATTATTGACGGTAATATTGTTTCTAAATCTAGAGACTCTATTGAACCACAAATATACCCAACAGCAAAAATTATTAAAAACATTGGCATATCTGATACTGAAGTTTATGTTGATAATGCACAGTTCTTTAACTACGAAGGTGAATTACCAGGAAGTATTGATTTTAATGCTCTCATTGTCTCTGGTTCCCCAGACCCAGTTTCTGCCGCAATTACAGCGATTGTTTCTGCTGCAGGAACAATTCAATCACTTACTATTAATAATTCCGGAAGTGGTTATGTCGGTTCTGCAGTAACAGTTAAGATATCTGCACCACCAACTGTGGGTGTTGGCATTGGAACTGTTGCAACTGCATCAATTTCCATTGTAAATGGTTCTCTTTCTGTGGCAACTATAACAAACCCAGGTTTTGGTTATACAACAAGTATTGTACCTCAGGTCATTGCCCCTCTACCAGATCCAACCTATGAAAATATTTCCGACATTACTGCACTTATTGGTGCATCAGGAAATATTACTGGAATTGGAACAACAGTTGGAATTGGAACTGATTTAGCAATTAAATTTACATTATCATCAGTTAATGGTTTATCAGTTGGTTATCCAATTTATATTTTTGACACCAAAGTTGGAAATGGTGTTACTTCAATATATTCATCTAATGATGCAATTATTGGTATTGGAACTACATTCTTAGATAACATTTATAATATTAGTGGAATTGATGCTGGTGTAGGTATAATAACTTGCAATATTAGATCTAATTCTTCTATCGTAGGAATTGCAACTACAGGTTTAACTGTAGGAAAATTCTCTTGGGGCAAGTTATCTGGATTTACAAGATCATCTTCACCAGTTTCAATTGCAGTTTCTGGGTTTACAATTAATGCTGGTCTTACGACGTTCCCAACCATTCAAAGAAGAGGATATGGTTTAAGGAATATTGGACCAATTGAAAAGAACTTGTGATATTGATATAAATATAGAAAAAACTATATTCAAATGTCTGCACTTGTAACAGATCAATTTAGAATTCTGAATGGATCCAATTTCATAGATTCTGTTCAGGATTCTTCAAATTCATATTATGTCTTTGTAGGTCTATCAAATCCAACTACCTCTGGTTTTGGTAGAGATTCTAATTGGGATACAACTCCACCTAATCCCACTGATAATATATATTATTTGAATCAATACAAAACGACTGCTCTTTTTGGTAAAAAAATTACAAGTGCAAATGTTAAAAGAGTAGTTAGAAGAATTGATTGGGTAAGAGGTACAAAATATGAAATGTACAGACCCGATTACAGTGTTGTAAATCCTTCACCAATTACCGGTGCAATGAGATTATATGATGCTAACTATTATGTTATTAATTCTGATTATAGAGTTTATATTTGCATTGACAACGGTTCCTCTGGTATTAATACAACAGGAAGTGCATCCCAAGATGAACCAACTTTTACAGATTTAGAACCATCTCCAGCAGGTGAAAGTGGTGATGGTTATCTTTGGAAATATCTTTATACAGTCTCACCGAGTGATATTATTAAATTTGATTCTATTGAATATATCATTGTACCAAATGACTGGGACACATCTACAGATGCCCAAATAACCGCTGTTAGAGAAAATGGCGACTCCACTCTAAATGATAATCAAATCAAAAAAGTTTATATTGAAAAAAGAGGATTGGGGTATACATTGTCTTCTGGACAGTCTTGCAATATTATTGGAGACGGTAGTGGTGCCACAGTAACTGTAGAAGTGGACTCATCAGGAAGAATTACAGATACTACTGTAACTTCTGGTGGTAAAAATTATACTTATGGTTTAGTTGATTTAGGAACAACAACAATCCCAGGTCAATATGCAGAATTGATTCCAATCATACCACCATCAAAAGGACATGGTTTTGATATCTATAAGGAATTAGGTGCTGATAAAATTTTAATCTATGCTAGATTTGATGATTCAACTAAAAACTTCCCTATTGATTCGAAATTTGCTCAAGTTGGAATATTGAAAAATCCATCAGTATTTGATTCTACGGGCATTAATACAACAAATTTTACATCAACAGAATTTTCTGCCGTTTACGCACTAAAACTTGGCGGAACACCATCAGGTTCAATTTCAGTTGGAGATAAAATTCAACAATCAGTTACTGGCGGGAAGGCAATTGGTTATGTTGCATCATATGATTCTGAAACACAAGTTCTAAAGTATTTTAGAGATAGATCTTTATACTTCAACCCCACAACTTATGATCAAACTGATTATATTGGTATATCATCTACAGGAAAAGTATTAGATTTTAATTCAACCAATCAAATTACAAAAGTTGGTGGTGGGTTTAATGCCTCTGTAGATAGTTCTTTTTCTGGTATTACAACAACAATTTCAAATAAAATTGTAAATCTGGGGGTAGAATTTACAAATGGTCTTGCAAATCCAGAGATAAATAATAAGTCTGGTGATGTAATCTACATTGATAATAGACCTACAGTAACAAGAAGTTCTAGACAAAAAGAAGACGTTAAAATTATCCTGGAATTTTAAGAAATGGCTCAGAAAACAAATCTTAATGTAAGCCCCTACTATGATGATTTTAATGAGCCTGATGTAGGCGCTAAAGACAAAAATTATTATAAGGTTTTATTTAATCCGGGAAAACCTGTTCAAGCGAGAGAATTAAATACTTTACAATCTATTCTACAAGATCAAGTAGAATCTTTTGGTAGTCATATTTTCAAAGAAGGGTCAATGGTGATCCCTGGAAATATTGTTTACGATAATCAATTTTATTCAGTTAAATTAAATCCCACAATTTACGGCGCAAATATTATTTCATATCTTGAGCAGTTTGTTGGGAAAAAAATTACCGGTCAAACTTCTGGGACTACAGCAACAGTACAAAAAGTCCAATTACCAAATTCAGAAGTTGAATATGCAACCATTTATGTAAAATATCAAGATTCCGATAATAATTTTACATTTAATGAATTCCAAGATGGTGAATTTTTATATGCGAGTGAAAATGTAGTATACTCAGGAACGACAATTGCTTCTGGTACACCTTTCGCTTCCACTATTTCCAATAGTTCAACTTCTACTGGATCTGCATCTTCTATTGGTGAAGGCGTATATTTTATCCGAGGAACATTTGTACGTGTTCCTAAGCAAACAATAATTCTTGATTATTATTCAAACACCCCATCATATAGAGTAGGTTTAAGAGTAAACGAACAAATCATCACAGCAAAAGATGACCCGACATTATATGATAATGCAAAAGGTTTTACAAACTATGCAGCACCTGGATCTGATAGATTTAAAATATCATTAACATTAGACAAAAAACTTTTATCTGACATTGAGAATGATACTGATTTTGTCGAGTTATTAAGAGTTCAAGATGGAAACATTAAAAAGATTGAAACTAAATCCCAATATTCTATTATTAGAGATTATCTTGCCCAAAGAACATATGATGAATCTGGGGATTATGTTGTAACTCCATTTCAATTTTCATTAAACAATTCTCTTAACAATAGATTAGGAAACGATGGTCTTTTCTTTAGTAATGAAAAGACAGAACAAAATAATATACCATCAGATAATTTGATGTGTGTTAAGTTTTCACCAGGAAAGGCTTATGTTAGAGGTTATGATATTGAAAAAACTGGTGTAGAAATTGTAGATGTTCCAAAACCCAGGACGTCCCTATCAAAATCAAATGTTAATATACCATTTGAAATGGGCAATTTGATTAGAGTCAATAATTCTTCTGGAGCGCCAAAACAAAAGTCTTCAATTGATCTCTATAACCAAAGAAAATCATCAACAATTGCTGCAACAGGAACAAAAATAGGTGATGCTAGAGTTTATGCTTTTAATTTAACTGATGCAGCATACTCGAATGTTGCTACAAATTGGGATCTATACTTATATGATATTCAAACATATACACAATTAACGTTAAATCAATCAATATCTGGTGCTCAACTTCCAATAACATCCTTTATAAAGGGTAAGAGTAGTGGTGCAAGTGGATATGCCACTGCTGCCGGTACAGGTTCTGATATTATTTCTCTTAGACAGACATCAGGTACTTTTATTGTTGGTGAGCAAATTATAATTAATGGTCTAGAATTATATCCCAGAACAATTAAATCAATTAGAGTATATTCCACTCAAGATATAAAATCTTTATTCCAATCAACTGCAACTTCTGGTTTTTCTACGGCTTTTGCGGCAGATGCTCAGTTAGATAAAACAACTGCGTTTGGATTTTCTCCAACAGATGTTATTACTATTCAATCATCAGGTGCTGTTTCTTCTTCAGGAAAACCTTTTAGTGGAATTGCATCTGATACAATTATCAGATACCAAAGAGTAGGTTTTGTTACCGAAACTTACAATAGAGTTCTGTCTGTTTCGTCAGATGGTTCATCTATGACACTTGTTGGTATTAATACTGTGTCGGGTGTTTGTGATGGTGGATTGCCATTATCACAAACAAGTACAACTTTTTCAATCGGTGCTCCAAAAATTAGAAATGAGCAAAAAGGTTACCTTTATGCTCAATTGCCTGATGCCAATATTGCATCAACTAACCTGAGTAACTCCACATTATCATTTACAGCACAATCTAACACAACTTTAACACCATCTAGCAACACTCTGACAGTTACAACAGGAAATTTTGATTTAGGGATTAGTTCATCATTTTCTCAATTCCAGTCTTTTGATGAGGAAAGATATTCAATTCATTATGCTGACGGTAGCATAGAAGGTCTAACATCAGATAAAGTAACTCTATCTAATAATCAAGTAACATTTAATAATATCCAAAATAAAAATATTTCTACAATTAATGCCACCTTTATTAAAAATGGCACACAAAGTAAAGTAAAACAATTTACGCGAAGTCAAACCATTAATGTAAATCTATCAAAATATCCAGAATCTGGTACAGGAATTAGTACTTCTATTAATGATGGATTAACATATAATCAATTTTATGGTTTAAGGGTTCAAGATGAAGAGATATGTTTAAAATACCCAGATGTTGTAAAAGTGATTGCAGTGTATGAATCTTTAAATACTTCAGCACCTTCATTAGATACTTTAACCTTTAGTTCAATTGCAAATGTAGATACAAATGCAATCGTTGGTGAGAATATTATTGGACAATCCAGTAAGGCAATCGCCAGAGTTGTAACTAAACCATCTTCAAATAATCTTGGTATTGTGTATTTGAATACTAATAGATTTATTGCTGGTGAGAATGTTACTTTCGAAGAGTCCAACATTAATACATCAATTGCTACAATTATCCAAGGAAATTATAAAAATATTACCAATAGTTTTACACTTGATAAAGGTCAAAAAGAGCAATATTATGATTATTCGAAAATTATTAGAAACTCCGGAGAATCTGCTCCAACCAAACAACTTTTAATCGTATTTGATTATTATTCAATTCCATCTGGTGATACTGGAGACGTATTTACAGTTAATAGTTATACTGCAGAAAGATTTGGTTCCGATATCCCATCTATAGGTAAAGACAATGTGAGAGCATCTGATACCCTTGATTTTAGACCAAGAGTATCAATATTTTCTAGCACAACTTCTTCACCATTCGACTTCTCTTCAAGATCTTTTGGAACTGATCCAAAGTTGATTCTATCTCCGAATGAAAATTCTTTGATTGGATATGATTTTTATCTTGGAAGAATCGACAAGTTATATCTTGATAAATTAGGAAACTTCATTGTTCTTCAAGGAACCCCATCAACTGATCCTAAGGCACCATCAAAACCTGATGATGTAATGGAGATTGCAACAATAAATCTTCCACCATATCTTTATAATCCAAAAGATGCGTCAGTCTTTCTTGCAGATAATAGAAGATATACGATGCGTGATATTGGTTTAATTGAAGATAGAGTAGAAAATCTTGAAAGAGTTACCTCTTTATCTCTTTTGGAACTTAATGTTCAAACATTACAAATTCAGGATGCACAAGGTTTTAATAGATTTAAAACAGGATTTTTTGTCGATGATTTTAAAAACACAGATTTAATTAATACGGATGTATCAAAAGTTGAAGTAGATTTTGAGAATGATGAATTAACTCCACAAATTAGTAGAAATAGTATTAATTTACTTCCTGTTTCTGCCCAGGTCTTTACCGACGAAACTTTAGATCTTAGTAGCAATTTCTCTTTATATGATTCAAATGTTCAAAAAATCAATGATGTAATTACATTAAAGTACGAATCTATTGGTTGGATTGAGCAACCATTGGCAACTAAGGTTGAAAATGTGAACCCATTCCATGTCGTTTCTTACAGTGGAACTATTAAACTTAATCCATCTAGTGATAGTTGGGTAAGAACAATTAGACTTGCAGATGTAAATATTAATCAAACAAACTGGGTCTGGTTGAGAGCAACTGGACGTTGGGCTATTGTTGGATCAAGTTCTTCTACAAATGTTGATGATAGATTACTTGCCAGTGGAACCGAACTCTATATGAGATCCCGTAACACTGGTTTTAGTGCAGTTAATATGAAACCATTGACACAAACTTATCAATTCTTAGATGGTAATAGTGGTGTAGATTTTATTCCAAAACTTGTTGAGATTGCGAATGATTCTACTCTACAAAACTATGGCGCATCGGCAGCATTTTCTGTTGGAGAAACTGTTGTTGGTTCATATAATGGACAAAACTTAATTAGATTTAGAGTTGCAACATCAAATCATAAAGAGGGTCCATTTAGTTCCCCAACAACAACATATAATATTAACCCATACAATAAGAGCGAAAATATTCCCTCTTCATATAGTTTAACTTCTAAAGTTCTCAATATTGATATTGATTCCCTTTGCGCTGAAGCTCAAGGTTTATATTCTGGTTATCTTATTACTGGAATGAAATTAGTTGGACAAACTAGTGGTGCTGTTGCTTATGTTAAAACCCTTAGATTAATTACAGATAACTATGGAGATTTGAAGGGTTCTTTCTTCTTAAGAGATCCAAATACAAATCCTACACCTCCAGTTAGAATCGCCACTGGTTCTAAGGTTTATAAATTAACATCAAGTTCAACAAATCAGACTCCACTTCCAGGAAGCAAACTTATTTGTTCTGCAGAAACGATTTATAAGGCAGAAGGTACTTGGGAACAGAGACAAAGAGTTACAACAACATCAACAACCATTTATTTCGTTGATCCTTTAGCACAATCTTTCTCTGTTGGCGGAAATATTGAAGATACTAATGGCAATTCTCCAAATGATGATGCAAATGGTGCATACTTAACTGCGGTGGATTTATTCTTTGCAAGTAAAGATCCAAATAATGCCCCACTAACGGTAGAAGTTAGAACTGTTGAACTAGGAACACCTACTAGAGTAATTGTTGGCAATCCTGTTACCCTAAAACCAGATCAAATTCAAACGTCAACTAATGCGTCTGTTGCAACAACAGTAACATTCGACTATCCAATTTATCTTGCACCTGGACTAGAGTATGCCATTGTTCTTCTTGCCCCTCAAACTGATCAATATGAGGTTTGGATCGCAGAGATGGGTGAGAAGACTGTAAATACTGCAAATCTTCCAGATGCTGAAAGTGTAAGATACACAAAACAGTTTGCAATTGGTAGTCTCTTCAAATCACAAAATGGTTCAATTTGGACTGAGAATCAATATCAAGATCTCAAGTTTAAACTTTACAAGGCAAACTTTACTGCAACAAGTGGAAGTGTATTCTTCCAAAATCCAACTTTAAACGAAAGTAATGGGTATGTTCCAACACTTTCAAACAATCCAGTCACAACTTTACCTAAAAAGTTTGCAATTGGTATAAGCACTGTAACAAGTAGTGCAATGATTGGGATCTTAACGACTGGAAGAAAAATTGCAGACGCAGCAAAACCATACAATTATGGTTATATTGTTGGCACCGGAAGTTCGGTATCAACTGTAGGTATTACGACTGGTGGGTCAAATTATACAACCACTTCTAATGTTGGAACATATTCGATTACTGGAAGTGGAACTGGTTTGAGACTCAATATTACTGCAACCAATGGTGCTGTTTCTGCCGCTACAGTTGCATCTGTTGGAAATGGTTATGCAGTAGGAGATGTGGTTGGAATCACGACTGCCAATGTTTCACCTGCCGCAGGTCGTGATGCAAGAATTACAATCACTGCAATAACTGGTTTAGATACCCTGTACATCTCAAATGCTCAGGCAGAATCATTTACAACCGTTGGGATTTCTACTTTAGTTTATTATAATGACTCTGGAACTGCAATCTCTCTTGCAAGCACAACTATTAGAACTTCATCTCCAGTTGGTGGAATTTATGCTGGTAACTTTATGAAGGTAAATCATTTTGATCATGGAATGTACGCAGCAAACAATAAACTTACATTATATAATGTAGAATCTAATATTATTCCAACTACACTTTCTTTACCTCTACTTTCAACAGACACTTCTATTAGTGTTGCTTCAACCTCAAACTTTACAACATTTGAAGGTATTGCAGTTAGCGGATCTAACCCAGGATACATAAAAATAGAAAATGAAATTATTAAATATGAATCTGTTGGAACTGGTCAGTTATTAACAATCACCAGAGGAATAGATTCGACTCTTGTTTTAGATCATCCTGTAAGCACTCTAGTCTATAAGTATGAACTCAGTGGTGTTTCTCTAAGAAGAATCAATACCACACATGACATTAGTGATACTGGAAACGATATTGATAGTTACTATATTGAGTTCAATAGGTCAAACTTTGATTCAAATGCAATCAATAGAAGTACTGATGGAAGTCTCTCATCAGCACCACAATTATCTTTTGATGCTGAAATTGCTACTGGAGGATCTGGAGTTGAATCCACAGAAAATATACAGTATGATAGCATTATCCCAGAAATTGTTGGTTTGGTTCCTGGATCTGCAACCGAAGTTACTGCACAAATTAGAAGTGTAAGTGGAACAAGTGTAGACGGAACCGAAGTTTCATTCCAAGATCAAGGTTATGAAAATGTGGAAATTGGAGTACTTAATAAACTTTCTTCAACAAGAATTATTTGTTCCAACATTAACGAAGACACTTATCTGGAAGGCGTACTACTGTCTAATAGATCTAAATCTTTTGTTGCAAAGGTTAATTTATCTACAACAGATAATAATCTTTCGCCCATGATTTTCTGGAAGAACTCTGCAGTTCAACTTCTTAGTAGCAGACTTAATAGTCCTGTCTCAAACTATATCACTGACAACAGAGCAAATTCATTGATTGATGATCCACATGCTGCAATATATGTTTCAAATACGGTACGTCTTTCTCAATCGGCAACTTCACTTAAGGTCATTATAAGCGCATATAGACATTCATCAGCAGATTTTAGAGTTCTTTATAGTCTAATTAGACCAGATTCAAGTGAGGTTGAGCAGGCATTTGTATTATTCCCAGGTTATAATAACCTCACAATTGATGCAAATCAAGACGGTTATCCCGATGTTATTAATTCTGCAAATAATAGCGGTTTACCAGATACATTTGTTCCTGCAAGTTTAGAAAATCAGTTCTTAGATTATGAATTTACTGCAAACAATTTAGGCGAATTTACAGGGTACACAATTAAAATTGTAATGTCTGGCACTAACCAGGCATATGCCCCAAGATTTAAAGATCTAAGAAGTATTGCAATTAGATGATGATACCAGTAAAAGGACACCCAAATTTATATCGTGATGAGCAATCGGGGGCAATTATAAACTGTGATAATTATTCCTATAATCAATATGTGAACAGTTTATACAATAGAGATTCTCAAAAACGTGAGATGTAACAAATAAAAAAAGATATTGACGAAATTAAATTATTACTTAAGGAGTTTATAAATGGAACCAAATGATATTCAACTGGAAACGATAGATAAAATGTTTGAATTTGAAAAGCATTCTCGGGTTATAGATGAACTAAATTTCGAAGAACTTAAAGAGTTTTCGAAGTTATATTGTAAATTATATCTTAAGCAACAAGAAGTTTTGAGTTCCCTTGGCACTCTTGAGGTATAAATAAAAAGTAGAGCTTAAAAAATAGATGGCAGCAGTATACGTCAATAACTTAGTTGTGAATGCTGGCAGTGATTTTGATCAAACTTTTATTTTAGAAGGTGCAAATACTAATTCTGCTTTAGATTTATCTGGATATACAGTTGTAGCCCAAATGAGAAAATGGGCAGGAAGTTCTTCTGCAACAAGTTTTACTGCTACAATCATAAGTCCATATACAAGTGGAAAAATTACATTAAGTTTAACTTCCACACAAACTTCGAGTTTAAAAGCAGGAAGATACGTATACGATATTGTAATCACAGACCTATCTGGCAGTAAAACTAGAGTTGTTGAGGGAATGGTTCTCGTAACAGAGGGAGTTACCCGATAATGTCAGATATTAAAATTAGAGTTGGGCAACAAAATTCTATAAAAGTTATTTCGAGTATAGCAGGTGAACGCGCTTTCAATGACGCAGTAAATGTAATAGGAGGAATTGCTTCTGTTACACAACTACAAGTCAGTGGTGTATCCACATTTGTTGGTGTAAGTACATTTAAAAGTGATGTTTACATTGATGGTGATTTAATTATTGGCGATGATTTAAAATTTGATGAATTTACTGCTAGAAATGGAAATATCACCGGCATTGCTACCATTTCTGGTGGATTATATTATGGTCCATATTATACAAATGGATTGCCTTACTTTAATTCTTCAGGGTTAATGGTATCAACTGCAAGTCCTCAGAATGGAATTGATTATACAAACTATATAATGACGACAGATAATGCTGGAGTTCCAGCTTGGTCAAATGCAATAGACGGAGGAACTTATTAAAATGTCTAAACCGGCAAGTAGACAGCAACTAATTGATTATTGTTTAAGACGTTTAGGTGCTCCAGTCTTGGAAATTAATATTGATGATGATCAAATTGACGATTTAGTGGATGATGCTCTTCAATATTTTCAAGAGCGTCATTTTGACGGTGTTGAAAGAATGTATTTAAAATACAAGATCACAGAGGCAGATTTAAATAGAGGTAGGGCAAATCCAACAAATGGTGTAGGAATTGTTACAACTACAGGAACTGCATCAATTAGTGGAATTGGAACCACAACATTTAATTTTTACGAAAATTCAAACTTTATTCAAGTTCCAGATAGTGTTATAGGAATTGAAAAAGTTTTTAAATTTGATACCAGTTCAATTTCTGCTGGTATGTGGAGTATTAAATATCAGTTATTTTTAAATGACTTATACTATTTTAATTCTGTAGAACTTTTACAATATGCAATGGTAAAAACTTATCTTGAAGATATTGATTTTTTACTTTCTACAGATAAGCAAATTAGGTTTAATAAAAGGCAAAATAGATTGTATCTAGATATTGACTGGGAAGCAAAAGCAAAAGATACTTTTATTATTCTAGACTGCTATAGAATTTTAGATCCAAATGATTTTACTAAAGTATATAATGATAGTTTCTTGAAGAAATATCTAACTGCCATAATGAAGCGTCAATGGGGTCAAAACTTAATTAAATTTAGGGGAGTTAAATTGCCAGGTGGTATTGAATTAAATGGGAGAGAGATATATGAAGATGCTGAAAGAGAGTTAGAAAGTATAAGGCAAAGAATGTCTATGGATTATGAACTTCCCCCTTACGATTTTATTGGTTAGTAATGTCTCTCAATCCCTTTTTCTTACAAGGTTCTCCAGGAGAACAAAGACTTATACAAGATTTAATTAATGAACAGTTAAAAATTTATGGTGTAGATGTCATCTACATTCCAAGAAAATTTGTAAGAAAGCAAACTATTATTAAAGAAATACAATCATCAAAATTTGATGATAATTTTGCTATTGAAGCATATGTTAATAGTTTTGATGGTTATGGTGGGCAAGGAGATATTCTCACAAAATTTGGAATGAGTTTAAGAGATGAATTAAGTTTAATCATTTCAAAAGAAAGGTTTGAAGATTTCATCTCTCCATTTTTAGAAGGAGAAAATGACAATGAAATTGTTCTTTCATCTAGACCGAGAGAAGGAGATTTAATATATTTTCCTTTGGGTCAAAGAATATTTGAAGTTAAGTTTGTTGAACATGAAGTAAACTTTTATCAACTTGGAAAATTATATGTTTATGAATTAAAGTGTGAATTATTTGAATATGAAGATGAAGTTATTGATACTTCTATTCAAGAAATTGATACTCAAATTGAAGATCAGGGATACATTACAACTCTACAATTGATTGGAACTGGTTCAACAGCATCCGCAACTGCTTTTATTAATACTGGTTATATTAGAGAAATATACTTAAACAATGATGGTTACGACTACACTTCGTCACCAACTGTTGCAATTTCAACAGCACCATCTGGTGGAACTAATGCTGCAGCAGTTGCTATTACAACAAATAGAGCAGGTGTTTATTCAATTGAGTCTATTGTATTAATTAATGCCGGTGCAGGATACACTGTTGCCCCAACAATTACAATAGTTGGTGGTGGAGGATCTGGTGCAGCGGTAACTTGTGCAATTGAAACCTCTAGAAGTGGAGTTACTAGGTTTACAGTAACTTCTCCTGGAAGTGGATACGTTACATCACCAACTGTTACCATTACAGGTTCAGTTGGAACTGGTCAAACCTCTATAGGACTTGCTGTAGTTGGTTCTGGTCAAACTATTTCTTCAATTAGGATTATCAATTCTGGTGTTGGTTATACTGTATCCCCAACTGTTACAATTGCAGCACCATCAATTTTATCTGGAATTGGTACATATCAATTTAATGAAGAAGTGGTTGGTTCTCAATCTGGAACTAGGGCACGTGTTAAATCTTGGGATTATGATACCAAGATTCTCAAAGTTTCTTTAGTTGATAATGCAGCAACAAAAGGTTTTTATGGTGGTGAACTTATTGTTGGTGCAGCATCTAGTGCCATATATTCTCTCAGTTCTTTTGATTCTTGGGATCAATATGATAAATATAGTGAAAATATAGAAATTGAAAATGCGGCTGACGGCATTATAGATTTCTCAGAGTCTAATCCATTTGGTATATTTTAATGCTAGGAACTTATTACTATCACGAAATTATTAGAAGAACAGTGATTGCCTTTGGCACACTGTTTAATGACATTTATGTCAGGCATAAAGACTCAAGTGGTGATAGTATCAATGAAATGAAAGTTCCATTGGCATATGGTCCAATTCAAAAATTTCTTGCGAGGATAGAGCAACAACCAGAATTAAATAAACCAATTGCAATGACATTGCCTAGATTATCATTTGAGATGAACTCCATTCAGTATGATCCAACAAGAAAGGCAAATATAACTCAAACATTTAGAGCTTGTGATGGTTCTAATTTGAAAAAAGTTTTTCTACCTGTACCATATAATATAGGTTTTCAACTAAATTTGATGACAAAACTTCAAGATGATGCCTTGCAGGTAACAGAACAAATCCTTCCTTATTTTCAACCATCATTCAATCTTACAGTCGATCTTATCGATTCTATTGGTGAAAAACGAGATATACCTATTGTATTAGATAATGTTTCGTTCGTTGATGATTATGAGGGTGATTTTTCGACAAGAAGAATTTTAATTTACACTTTTAACTTTACAGTTAAAACATATCTATTTGGACCTGTAGCAGAAACAACTGATGGTCTGATCCGTAAGGTTCAAGTTGATATGTATAGTGATACAAATAGGCAAACTGCAAAGAGAGAGATGAGATATACTGCCCAACCAGATCCTTATGATGCTGCACCAGATGATAATTTTGGGTTTGATGAAGAGTGGTTATCTTTTGATGACTCTAAGACTTATAGTCCTACACAACAAACTGACATTTAATATCTTATGAAAAATAATTATGATGGTCTAGATAATGCCCTCAACATTGAAAGTAAAATTGTTGAGGTAGAAAAGACCGAAAATAAATTAGAAGTCGTACCAATTCAAGGTCAAGATATTAAAAAGGACTATGAATACACCCGTGCAAATCTTTATTCTTTGATAGAAAAGGGTCAGGAAGCTATCAATGGAATTATGGAACTTGCCGGCGAAAGTGATTCGCCTAGAGCATATGAAGTTGCTGGTCAATTAATTAAAAGCGTTGGTGATGTGACAGATAAACTTATTGATTTGCAAAAGAAACTTAAGGATGTTGAAGAGGACACTGCAAAAACAACAAACAATGTTACCAACAATGCCGTATTTGTTGGTTCCACATCCGAACTTTCTAAACTACTCAAGCAAGGTTTTCTAAATAATAAAGAGTAATTTTAATCTCCTAATGGGTTGGTCAGACAAATATAAAAAATCTATTGACTGCGACAATCCAAAAGGATTTTCACAAAAAGCTCACTGCCAGGGTCGTAAAGAGAAATTGAAAGAGCAATTGAAATCATTTAAAACCGTTGAGCAAATTGCTAAGAAGCATCGTATGGATGTTTCTTTCATCCAAAAGCAATTGGATATGGGGGAACCTATTGAACATGAGCATACCAAAAATCATGAACTTGCTAAAGAAATCGCCCTTCAACATTTGGACGAAATTCCAGATTATTATACTCGCCTCAAAAAAATGGAAACAGATGCTAAAAAGCATCATAAAAAATTTAAAGATGTAAAAGAAGAAACTACATCTGGCGATGAAGGTCTTCATGATTGGTTTAATAAATCAAAGTCCTCTGATGATAAAAAAGGATGGGTTCAATTAGGTGGTAAATGGGCAGGAAAACCTTGTGCTCGCCAACCAGGTCAAACTTCTACACCAAAATGCGGAAGTTCTAAAATGAAGAGGGTGTTATCTAAAGACGAAGAAGAATCTGCAAGAAGAAGAAAAAATCGTTTAGATCCAAATCAACCAGAAAAAACTGGTGGCACTAAACCAACAAACGTAAGAACTGAAGAAATGCATTTACAAGAAGTCAAAGACAAACCAGGCAAAGGTAGCGGTAAAAAAGATGCTTGCTACCACAAGGTAAAGTCAAGATATGATGTTTGGCCAAGTGCATATGCATCTGGAGCACTTGTTAAATGTCGTAAAGTTGGTGCCGATAACTGGGGCACAAAATTGGAAGATTGTTGGGATGGTTATAAGCAAGAGGGTATGAAAAAGAAAGGTAAAAAAATTGTCCCAAATTGCGTACCAGTAAAAGAGGAGCAAACAATGATTAGATACTGCCCCAAGTGTCAAAAAGACGAAACTCGTGATGAGTGTAAGTATGGACCAAAGTATTGGGATATGTTCTCAATTCCATCGACACTTACAACCAATCAATTAAAGTATAATATTGCTACGGTTCATCCTGGAAATTTCCCAGAGTCATATGACCATGAGTATTCAATGGCTCGTTCGGAACTTTCTACTATTATTAAGGCAGCAAAGAGACTTCGTAAAAAAATGAAGGGTGAAGGTAATATTGAAGCGTGGGTTCAATCAAAAATTACTAAAGCAGCAGATTATATTGATGCTGCCGCAGATTATGTCGATAGTGGTGAAATGAAGACGGAAGAATATTCAAATTGGAGAGAAGATTTTGGATTATCGGAAGATTGGCAAAAAGTCAATCGTCAAGACAAGACTGATGGTTTAAGTCAAAAAGCAGTTAATGCTTATCGCCGCGAGAATCCAGGTTCAAAACTACAAACTGCAGTCACTGAAAAGAACCCAAAAGGAAAAAGGGCAGATCGTCGTTCAAATTTTTGTAGTCGTATGTCTGGGATGAAGGATAAACTTACCTCAGCAAAAACTGCAAGAGATCCAGATTCAAGAATCAATAAAGCACTTCGTCGTTGGAACTGTAACTAAAATGAAATCATTTCAACAGTTTATTTCCGAAAGCATTAATATTGCAGGAGATTTCAATGGAAATCTTTATATGAATTCATCTCAACCAGAGACCGCAAGCGAATCTTTCCTTGCAGATGTAGTTTGGCAGGGGAGATTATATCGTATGCAAGTTGAAGGTAAGATGATGGATAAAAATCAAC